CCTGTTAGCGGCTGGGAAGAACATTATATTGTGCAAGGCGGTGACTTTTACGGTTCAAAGTCACAAGAAGAAGTGCGTATGGTCCGTGGAACTCCTTCTAGTTTTCGCGGAACACATAAAGATGGCAAGTTGCGTACATCTGGTAAAGGCCATAGACTCGGTAAGCGTTAAATATGACTGACGAAGTACAAGTCAAATTAACTGAAGTTTGGGGGCCTTTGCCGGGCCCTCAAACTTGGCTTTTGTCTTGTCCTATATTTGAAACGTTATTTGGTGGGGCTCGCGGTGGCGGTAAATCTGATGGTATTTTAGGTGAATTTGCTTGTCATGCCGATGAATATGGACCTGAAGCCATTGGTCTTTGTGTTCGTCGCGAACGCATTCAGTTAACTGAATTAATTGAACGATCTAAAGTTATTTATACACCTTTGGGGGCTAAATGGCACGAACAAGATAAGATGTGGAGGTTCCCAAATGGAGCCCGCTTACGTTTTGCTTATCTTGAAAGTGACTCGGATGCTCAATCGTATCAGGGACATTCTTATACCCGTGTTTATGTTGAAGAAATGGGCACATTTCCAAACCCCGATCCGATTTTTAAGCTCATGGCGACTCTTAGTCGTAATCCTCGTGTACCTTCTCGTTTTATTGCTACTGCGAACCCAGGCGGTCCGGGACATCTTTGGATTAAACAGAGATATATTGACCCTGATCCTTCCGGATTAAGGATCATTCGTAGTGAATTTGAGAACCCGTTTACTAAAGAAAAGGTAATTAAAGAACGTATTTTCATTCCGTCAAAGATTACTGATAATATTTACACTAATACGGCAGACTATATCGGCAATCTTTACCTATCAGGCAACGAAGAACTCGTTAAAGCATGGCTTGAAGGTGACTGGAACGTTATGCTTGGGGCATATTTCCCCGAATTTAACGTTAAAAAACATGTAATTAAATCTTTTGTACCGCCAAAACACTGGACTAGGTTTATGGCGATGGACTGGGGGTCGTCAACTCCTTTCTCTATTGGTTGGTATTGTGTTGTTCCAGATGAATTTGATCCTAATTTAGAACTTCCACCATCAAAATGGGTGTTATTCCCTGAACAATTAGGATCTGATGGCATTCCTAGGCTACCAAAAGGGGCAATTATTAAATATAGAGAGTGGTATGGGTCTCGTTGGAGAGCAAATATAGATCAGGGGCTACCAAATCCTGAAGGAACTAACCCTAATGTTGGTTTAAAACTCACCGCTCGTGAAGTTGCTGCTGGTATTTCTATGCGTGAGGCTCGCGAACCTCGTGATAGCCAAGGTAGAGCCCGTATTACATGGCGAGTAGCTGATCCAAAGATTTTTAGCTCTGATAATGGACCGTCTATTGCCGAAGAAATGACTAAAAAGCCATATAATATTGTATTTGATCGCGCTGATAACAAACGAGTTCAACGTGGGGGGGCAATGTCCGGTTGGGACATGTTACGATCTAGGCTTAAAGGTTCTATCGACGACGGTAGACCGATGATTTATTTCATGGACTGCTGTAAAGACACAATTAGAACACTTCCGGCACTTCAACATGATCCAAAAAAACTAGAAGATGCAGAAACTCATGGTGAAGACCACGCGCCGGATGAAGTAAGATACGCATGCATGTCTAGACCATATTCTAGAGCTAATTCAGACGACTATGTTCGTTCTTATATTAAAGCACGCGACAATAGTATATATTTAGATGATGATATTGCCGATGTAAAAGTTAAACGCGGCTTTAATGACGCTAGGATACACTAATGCCCGATATTTTTGATGAATTAGATGATGACACTAAGCCAGATACCGAAGAAGAGATTATTGATGTTAAACCTGGACCAGGTAAAACATCAAGAAAACTCGCTGCGTTTTGGTTAGATGCAGTAAATCAGTATTATGCATCTCGTAAGACGTATTTTAAGCGCGGAGATGATGTAATTAAGCGTTATCGCGACGAACGAGGTCAAGCCGCTGAGACTGGCCAACGTAGAATGAATATTTTGTGGGCAAATACTAAAATTATGCTGCCTGCACTATATAGTTCTACACCTATTCCGATTATTGATCGTAAATTTATGGATAAAGACGACTTAGCTCGTATGTCGTCTATGGTTGCAGAAAGAGTAGTAAGAAACGAGATCACAGATAATGGATATCATCGTGCTCTAAAAGCTGCGGTGTTAGATTACCTTTTACCTGGCTGTGGGCAAGTTTGGGTTAGATATGACTCAGATGTAAGCACTAGTATTTCACTGCCTACTGCTATGCATACTTCTATGGAAGATGATTTAGCTAAAATTGAGACTGGACAAGAATTTAAATCTGACAGCGAGACTAATTTTGATACAAAAGATGATGAACACGAAGACTCTATTGAGGATTCGGGTAGTCAGTTACTTAAAGAGTCTGTCCCCGTTGATTATATCGACTGGCACGATTTTATTGTCTTACCGGCGAAAGCCAGAACTTGGCAAGAAGTACAAGCGGTGGGCAAGAGAGTAATGATTTCTCGAAAAGAAGCGCAAGAGCGTTTCGGAAAAGAGATTTCATCTGAATTACATCCTGAAAATCTACCTCAATCATCTAAGAATGAACTTCAGCAAACAAGTGATAGTGGGTATTTTAGTGACACTAATGATAGATCCATTGTGATCTATGAAATTTGGAATAAAACTGATCTTCGCGTATACTGGGTAAGCCCTAATTATGAATATCTTTGTGATATTAGGGAAGATCCATTAAAATTATCTGGGTTTTTCCCGTGTCCGCCCCCTTTATTTTCTACCCTTACTAATGATAGCTTAGTACCTGTCTCTGATTATTGGGAGTATCAGGATCAGGCAATTCAAATTGATGAGTTAACTCAACGAATTGCAATGCTTACTAAAGCTTGCAAGGTAGCTGGTACGTATGACGCTCAAAATACCGCACTAAAGAGACTTTTAGATGAAGACATGGAGAATATGCTTGTCCCCGTGGACAATTGGGCTGTTCATGCGGAAAAAGGTGGTGTTGCGGGGGGAGTTTCATTTTTACCACTAAAAGATATTCAGTCTGTTATTGCTACCCTTCAAGAGGCTCGACAAACTTGTATGCAAGACCTTGATCTTGTGACAGGTATTAATGATGTTATGCGTGGAACTACTGATAGTCGTGAAACTTTAGGGGGTATTCGTTTAAAGAATAATAACACTGGTACTCGGCTTAGCGAGCGACAGAATGAAGTTGCAAGGTTTGCTCGCGACGTTGTGCGAATTATGACTGAAATTATTTGTAAGCATTGCTCTGATGAAATGCTTATTGAGTCGTCCGGTATTCTATATGAAGATGAGTGTGACGTTAATTCGCTCACTCAACAATTAGTTATGGAAGCCGTTACTAATCAAGTTAATACACAACGCACTATGGGACCTCCGCAACAGCCGCAAGGTAATGTTGTACCGTTTCCTGGTGCACAACAGCCGCCTCAGATGCAGCCGCCTCAGATGCAGCCGCCTCAGATGCAGCCGCCTCAGATGCAGCCGCCTCAGCAATCTGCACCTATTAATATACAGATGTTATATGTTACTCAGAAATCACAAGCTGAAGAAATTATTACTAATAAAGTAGCCGCGGCTATTATGTTACTTCGTAAAGACATTGATAGGCGGTATAGAATTGATATCGAAGTAGATAGTACAGTATATCCAGATATTGCGCAAGAACGTGAAAATGTAAAAGATTTCTTTGATAGTTTCGCAACTATGATGAAAGTTGCGACTGAAATTAGTATGACTACTCCTGAAGCTATACCTCTTATGGGTAAAGCTTTACAGTGGGGAGTCCGTAAATATCGCTCTGGTCGAGATTTAGAGTCGTCTATTGAAGATTTCTGCAATAAGATGGCTAAAAAAGCCGCTTATATGCTAGCTAATCCGCAGCAATCACCAGAGCAAATTAAAGCTGAGAGCGAAAAAGCTAAGTCTCAAGCTGAAATTCAAAAAATTCAGATGCAAAATCAAGCGCAAGCCGAAAATGATGCGCGAGATATGCAGAGACAACAGGCTGAAGACCAGCGTGAAATGCAAAAAGAAGCCCAAGAACAGCAATCACGTGTTCTAGAGCATAGGTTAGATGCAGAAGTTATTAGGCTTCAGGCTGAAATTAAGAAGCGTGAGCTTAATATGCAATTAGTTCATATGCAAAGAGAAGAAGAATTTAAACAAGCTGAACACGAAAGAAAAATGGAAGAATTAAAACTTAAACAAAAAACAAGCGAAGAAATAGCTAAGAAAAAAATAGCGGCAGCTGGACAACAAAAAAAGAAAAAGAGCAATACAAATGGCAAGAAATAGTTATTTATATAAACCTGATCATCCGTTAGCAGATGAGAATGGTTTTGTGGATAAAACAGATTACTATCAGTATCAATATATGTCTGAGCCTGATATGAGGGCTATGATTGGAAACCAAGTTGTCACTATTAATTTTATTAGTGACACTATGGAACCAACTAGACATATGGCTGATGGTAAATACTACACATCTAAAAAGAAATTTAGAAATGAAACTAAGGCTCGTGGCTGCATTGAAATAGGTAATGAAATACCTACTGTACTTAAACCAAGAAGGAGGAATGAACTTAGTAAGGCTAAGCGTAAAGAAGACATTCGTCGCGCTATTTATGAACTTAAAAACGGTAGAAATATCAAAGCTGAAGTTATGGGTTAACAATCGGTTGGGGTACGATATTAAACAAATTGTTTTTTATTGACCCGTACCGCCTTTTGAGGTAGGAAAGTAGTATGGACAAAGAGTTTGACATTCACGACGATCAAGATCGTATCCCCAACGATCCGTTAGACAACGGAAACGTTGACGATAATCATGCAGAAAATACTAAGCCAGATCGTAAGCTTAGTATTCGCGAAGCGTTGTCTGAGGCGGTTAAAAAGTCGAATAATGATGATATTGATGCTGTTAAGCCGCAGAATAAATCTGTAAAAAATAAGACTAATAAAGAAGAGGCCGAAGAAAACGAGGGAAATAACGAGGACGAGACTAAAGGTGAAGAAACACCTATTAAGGCTGTTAAGACACAAGAAAAGAAAAATACAGCCGAAAAGCCAGATACGTCCGACGAAGATACTGATAAACCAGCTAAGCAAGAAAGCAAATCAAAAGCTCCTGTAGGCTGGACTAAAGAGGCGAAAGCTAAATGGGATTCTTTGCCTACTGAAGTTAGAGATGCAGTAGCAAAGAGAGAGAAGGAAGTCAGCGATGGCTTCAAACAGTATGGTGAAAAAGCGCAGGACTTACAAAAGTATGAAACTTTAATTGGACAGTATGGTGCCGACTATCAACAGTATGGCTTTAATCATCCGTCTCAATTAGTTGAACGTGCTTTTCAGTGGGTACATGCGCTTCGTAACCCTAATAAAGCTGTTGCGCTTAACTCATTCAAGCAGTTAGCTCAGAGCTTAGGTATTGAAGGTGAATTAGCTAAGGCTTATGGTGGTACTCGTACTACTGTAAACCCTCGTATTCGCGATAATTTTGATGAGCCTATTGAAGAAGATCAAACTCCTCAACAGGTTCAATACCAGACTGATCCTAGTCTTGTTCAGGCTGTTCAAACTATTCAAACGCAGCTTTCTGCTAGTCAACAGCAGCAAGCTACTAATTATGTAAATAGTTGGGCGGCGGATAAGCCTCACTTTGAACGTGTTCGTAAGAGCATGTATAGTCTTTTAGCTTCAAACTCTATTCCTCTTAAAAATGGGCAATTTGATCTTGATGAAGCATATACTCGTGCTGTTAGGATGGACCCAGAACTTTATGAGGAAATTGTAAATGAACGCTTAGAGACTGAAAGAGAGGCTAACAAGAAAAAAGCTGCAGAAAAAGCTGAAAAGCAAAAAGCTGCAGTTGAAAGGGCTAAAAAGGCTAATATTAGCCTTAAACCTAATGCCCCCACTATTCCGGCACAAGATAACCAGAATAGTAAGAAACAGTCTATTCGTGATACTATTAAGAGCGCGGTACGAGAAGTTAATGGTCGATAAATAATACTACCTACTTTGATAATAACTTCTTGATTTAAACAACGAATGGGTTGGAACAATGGCATTCCCTAATCTCTCTGAAATTGTGACTACGACACTTCGCAGTCGTACTGGCGTGTTACAGGACAACGTGAGCCGAAATAACGCGCTGCTCGCTCGACTTAACCGCAAGGGGCGTATTAAGACGTTTTCTGGCGGTCGCACTATTGTACAGGAGCTTGATTACGCGAATAATAGCACGTTTTCTTGGTATTCGGGCTATCAAACACTTAATATCAATCCTTCGCAGGTGTTCACCGCGGCTGAATTTCCTATTCGTCAGGCTGCTCTTGCTATTTCAATCAGCGGACTTGAGGAATTACAGAACAGCGGGGAGGAAGCAATTATTGACCTCTTAGAGTCGCGCGTCGAGAATGGCGAGCGTACTTTTATGAACGGTCTCTCTAACGGTGTCTATGGTGACGGCACTGTTGCTTCTTCGATTGGTGGCTTACAGCTTCTTATTGCAGCTTCGCCTACTTCTGGTGTTGTTGGCGGAATTGATCGCTCGCAATGGGGCTTCTGGCAGAATCTCTCTTATTCTGCACTCACTAACGGTGGTGCCGCAGCCGGCCCAGCCAATATTATCGGCTACATGGATTCTTTGTGGGTTCAGCTTATTCGTGGTCGAGACTATCCGGACCTTATCGTTGCTGATAATAACATGTATCGCTATTACTTACAGGCGATGCAGTCTA